CAGGTTGATAAGTACCGAGAGTAATATCTATTTGTTCTACTTTACTAATTGGTTGCATATCTAATTTGAATGGCCAAAATGCATTTTTATCTTGAAGACGAGCATCATGTCTTTCTCCTTTTACTAGATAAGGATCAAGTACAATTCCTAGATCTGCTTCAATTAAAGCTACGCTTTGTTTAATCGCTGATTCAAACATAGTATCTGAGAATGGTGTACCATCATCAAATGACAAATCAACGCCACTTGCATAGGTGGCTTTAATATATTCTGGGGTTATTAAATCATAAATAGACATATCAATAAACTCCTATGAAACTGGGAGTTTAAACAGTCCCCAGTTCTTTCTTGTTTTTGGGTGGCCTTCCACCTTTATTCTTTTTAACAATGGGAACTTCTACATTATTTAATAATGAAGGTTCCTCTGCTTTAGTAGTTTCCACCACTACAGGTTGTACTTCCGTAATTGAAAGAACTTCTTCGGCTGTATTTGAAACTACAGCCTCGGTGGGAACTATTACCTCAACAAAAGTGCTGCGATTCTTTTTAAGAATCTTAATTTGATTCTCTGATAAAGGATCAAGTACAAGACCATCTTTGCCAATTAGAAATTGTTCACCTTGGAACCAAATCTTAACTGGTCTATCTTGTCGCATAAAAACTATTCGATTATAGAAAAACATGGTCTTGCACCTTTCAATCTTTATTCAGTTTAGTAAGTTAGACTCTTCCAGTTAGGATCTAAACCACCAGCTGTAGAAACACCAGCATTACGAACAACAAACATCTTGCTTGGAACCTTAACAACGGGTGAACCGAAGAGCATGAGCAAGAATGGCTTAACAGCAGAAACTTCAGCCAAAGGTCTACGGATAAAGTCCAAGAGACGAGCAAATTCCATAATGTTTCCATCATGTTGAGCAAATACAATGTGGCTACAGCTATGACGAGTAATGTTAAAGTCACTCCAAGATTTACCACCTTGAGCTTGTAATTCAGCTGCAGGAACTTCTGCGATTAATTTGAAAGTCATATCATCAGGAGTTTGACCAGCAGCAACCATAGCAGTTCTGTAAATTCTGTAATAAAGAACAGCACTATCTACATTCAATGCAATACCAACTTGGTCACCAGCAGCAACAGCTACATTTGCAGATTTAGCAGAATCAGAGAAGCCCTTGCTATTAACAGCTACGATGGCATATTTGTAAATACCAGCATCAGCAGCTTTGAATTTAGACTTACCAGCAGCAGCAGCACCTGCATTTGCATTAACAGCAAATGTTGGGGTAGCAGGCTTGTTAGCGCCAAAGCCTTGAAGAGGAAGTGATTCAGCCTTGAATAGGAATGGAGCAGCAACTACAGGTACAGCACCATAAGGAGCCATGATAGAAAGTTGAGCAGCACCAAAGGTCAAACCACTTGATTGTTGTTGAACCATGAATTGATCATGACGGCCATGTTCAGTAGCTTGTTTAATCAATTCTGCATGGATACGAGGTTCTACATAAATTGTATCTGGACGACCATAGTTAGGAGCAGAATAAATTTCACCAAGAATTTCTTGCAAGAGTAAAGGTGTTGGAGCCTTACCTTCAAGATCATATTGGAACTTAGAAAAATTAGCACCTGAACCGTCATCATTACGTGCGCCGGTTCTTTCAACTTGTTTAATAATACCATTAAAAGCTAATGGATTAACATCTTCATCACCGTGCCAAATTTGCTTTTCTACTTTACGCATAAGAGAAAGTGTACCACGTTCAGTTTCTTCAGCAATAGCTTGGCGATTGTCGCCGATCAAACCGATCAAAGAAGCAACATCAGATACTTGTCTACGTTCAGCCATGTATTTGATCTTAACAGATTTTCTTTCATATGAAGAAGCGTTTGTAGCGAATTGACTTTCGGAACCGCCACCTTCACCAATGAAAGGATCAACATCATAACCATGATCTTTAATAACAACATATTCATGAAGGTTTTGGCTAACATTGACTTTAGGAATATTTTTCCAAAGAACAACTTCGTTCATGGTGTGAGTTGCACTAGCAAGAACATTCTCAATTGATTGAGGAACTAAAGGACTGAGGGTGCCAGCGGAAGTACCGGCTGGTGTTTGGTAACCAGCTTCAGCGCCAAGGCCCTTACGTAGAGATTCGTTTAATCTGGCCAAATCTTCTACTGGAATAGAATCGTTAATAGCAGGGAAATTCATATTTTTTTCTCCTATGACTTTCAAATTGTTTCTAAATTATTTGGTTATTAGTTTATTTGATTTTAAAATCTTTTGCAACACTATCGAAGGAATATCCTGACTCTAGCATGCAAATAGCCTTGCGAAGTTCATTACGACGATTAACATCTGGACTTACTTTTAATTCATCCAAAGCTTTGGTCATAATATCTTGAGAATTTACAACAGCTTGTTGACGATTATCAAGTGGGTGTGATTCTGGAACAGCACTAAAGCTTTTCTTTAATGGTTGGGCTTGGAGACTCTTATAAGATTCTTCCATCTTCCCTTCCATCATAGCCTTCATTGATTCAAATGCAGAACTGAGAATAGCCATATTACTTTCTACAGCTTTACACATTTCACCAATCTTTTCAAGTGCACCATTAACTAATTGAGGAATAGCATCAATCATTTGTTGCATTTGATCTTGTTGCTTCATAACTAAATCATCAGCACTTTTAAGAAGTGCTTCTGTATTAGCATTATCCACAATAGACTTACGCATATCAACTAATAGATCCTCAACTTTAGATAATTCAACAGTAACATCATCAGTAACAATAGAATTGTCTACTACTACTGGATCTGTCACTTGAACATTTTCATTATCTACATTCATTGTTTCATCTCCTGTATTTATTATTTATTCTTACACATATTAAGAAGTTTCATTGCAAGTTTCAAGCTATGTTCATTATCCATTGAAAATATTTTTGAAATTAATTTTCTTAATTGTTGAAGACTGATCATAACTTGTCTCGTGTCATTAGTGGTAGGTTCTTGATATATCTCTCCTTGTACAACATCTTTGTTTGATATGTCAATCCCAGCATCTAAATTTTCTTTCTTATTTGTTCTTTTTCTTCTAGTTTTTTTATCTTTAGTTCCAAAGGTAGCAGATGCAACATCATTCTCTAATGATTGAGGAACCAAATTAGATATTCCAGCATCGGCTGGTTGCGCAGGTTCCTGATACGCAACAGAATCTTTTTGTAATGAAGACATGACGCTCCTAGTTAATAACTCTAATTCCGCAGTTCTATTGCATGGGTGTGCAGTTACAGAAACATTTAGAATCTTAGCTTTAGTTACAATCTTTGGGTTTTTAACATCTCTAGATTGTATAACACCTTCTATAGAAAATCCAATCTTTCTATTCAAAGATTTAGCTTGTTCCAAAGCTTTGATAGTTTCAATTACTGATTTAGATTTTTCAGTTGTAGTTAGCAACTTACCTTCTACATATGTAGCTTTAGTTCCATCTTCTAAAAACATCTTTTGTATCTTAGTCGGCGCACCTAATATATTCTCAGGTCCTTGATGATGTTCCCAATTAAAAAATCCTTCCTTTAAGAAATACTCCCAATCCAAACCGTCTTGTAAAATAATCTCTCCAGAATGATCTGTTGTTTCTGCGCTGGCAATACCACCAACATAGATAATTCCTTCATCATCATCTTCACATTGTTGTTCATCTATACTCTTAACAAGTTGAATCTCAGACCAGTTAGTAAATAAAGATAATTCTATAACTTCCTCTTTATCTGATTCATTATCAGATTCAGTGGCTTCAGTTATTTCTAATATCTTCGCTTCTATATTAGTATCTAACCATTGTTTAAATTCATCAAAACTAATCTTTGATGAATTAGCTCGGAAGGCTTGATAAGACATATCTGACATATCATCTTTAGACCATCCCATAATAGCAGTAATACCATCAGGCCATACATCTCTTTTAACAGTCCTGAAATATTTAAACTGTTCAGGATCTTTTATTCTGGCAGCATGTTGATTTTCAAAAGGCATTTTAATCTCCGTTATTTTTTATTAAGAATAAGTGATTCTGTTTTTAATTTCAAATCATTGTTTATATCAATCAAAGAGAAACTACTAGTTTTTTTAATATTCAATTGTTCGGGATTTTTATCAAGCCAATCAAATATTCTATTCATCGCAAACTCCATTCCAGATGTAGCTTGCTTATCTTTAGTTGAGAAATATTCAGTAAGTGCATCAGTGAATAGTTTATCCAAGATACTCGTATCTGCTCCAGTAATATAATTCACAGCTCTTATAAACTCAAATTTACCACCATGTTTTTGTTGGCGTTTAACTCTATCTCTCAACGGTAAAGAAGGATCATCTTCTCTTGGGTTACGATGTAAAGGTTCGGTTCTTTCTTCGGGTGTTTTTAAAGGACCAGCCTTTTTCTTAGGTTTAACTAAACCGCTATAATCGAATCTCATTGGTGGACGTGTCCATACTCGATTATTCTTTTCAATCATCTCTTGTTCAAAACTTAAAAACAAAGAATAAAATAAATCTTTTTTCATGTCCTTATTCTCCTGTTCTACTATTTGTTTAGCCCAAGCGTAACCTTCATCACCACCCCAAAGTAACCAAGAGATATAACTATTACTTGGTGGATCTTTTTCATGTTTATCTTTATATGTTGAATGTCGATCAAAAAAAGCCTTCATTCTTTTAACTGTATCGAAAGAGACATTACCTTCCATAAGGTCATTGGCTCTTTGTACGCCAGAACCAATTCCCAGTTCCCCAGCTTCAGTTGTAGATAAACCACCACGTCCATACTTCGCTCTTAATTCTAATCCAAGCTTTGCATTTGAACGTACCTTTTCTGGAGGTGTATAGGAAGTTGCTTTATTCATTTTTAAATGATCATTCCATAAATCTCTATCTGCTGTGAGTCTTGTTTTTCCACCAGTAACAAAAGAATATACTCTTGCTCTAGCCCAAGCAACTTGAGTTGCACCTGGTCTATGTCCTGATGTAGCCCAAGCCTCTGCGCCTCTTTCATGAACTGTATTTAATATCTTTTCGGATATGCCAGATATTTTAGATGCAGCTGCTATAAAAGATTCTTTTGAATTATCTTTCATTTCATTTCTAACTGCCTCAGCAAAATCTGTTTTAGAATATTTACTAGGTTTTGTAGATGCATCTTCATCACCAGGTAAAGGTTCATAGTTATGTTCCTTTCCTTTGAGACGATCCTCAATTTCTTTTTCTCTATCTGTCTTGGTTCCTTTGGGGGAACCATCCAGATACTTATCAGGTACTAGACTCATTTCTTATCCTTATTCTCATCTTTAAAAACATTAGTAGTAGGATCAACAACATCATATAGATATGAAACATCAGGATCTGTTGCTGCATTGTAGAAACGTCTTGTATTGAAGTTTTGATCAAGGATAGTGTTTCCATTAGGAATAGGTGGCAAATCATGCAATGCACGAACTTCATTAACAGTCATAAAGGTTCTGACTCTCATACCATCTAATTCAATCTTTTCCTTCATTGATAATGTATCTAAGCCAGTAAAGAACAATTCAAATCGTGGGTCGATTTGATCAATCACATATCTATTAATCCAACTCTCAATTGCACGGAGTGTAGGTCTTAAACCTTTCTCCTTACTCATCAATACTCTTTCAGAAGGCCCGGCATTATATAATGTATTTCTAGAACCTTCAGTACCAAATATAAATCCAATTTCAGCAGGATCAATTTGATATACAGAACAAGCTATTTTAATTAAGTAATTCATCCATTCTTGAAATTCCATTTCCTTATTTGTAGATGAAAGATTCACTGCTTTAACATCTTCATCATTGTCAGGATCTAATTGAATCAATGGAGTTTTTTTAGAATTGTTTGCACCAGTTAACATTGAGTAAAATTCTCTTCTAAATGAACGGAATAGCTGTGGGTTCATCTTTGTCTTAACTGCTAATATACCGTTAACATTAATGCCATTAGAGAAGTTACTGGCATTATAAATTTCAGAGTTTAACATATTAGTAATGACTCTAATTAGTTCTTCTAATTCAGGGTAACCATAACCTCTATATCTAATATCTGATCTAGGCCTTCTGACGCCAAAACATAATTCCTCA